AGTCACTGAAAGACAAAGGCAAACAGACATCTTATGAACAAGCCAAATCTAAAATGTCCGTCGGCTTTTCCGATAAATGTCCGTCAAGCTCTAAAGCTTTATCTATAACATATGAATATAGTACCTCAGTAGTGTCAGCTACGCGTCTAAGAGAAATAGAATCTCTTCTCAAGACACGAATTCGTCAAGCAATGGAAGATGTTCACTGGTACGCTGCCCGTGGGAAACTTATCCGAAATTTTGTTGGGCTATTTTCGGAACGGTTGTGCGGGCACTTAAGGCCAAGAAAAGTTTAGGACTGCAAAAAAACGAGGTGAGAAGCTAAATTGGCGAGGATATTACCAAATGTTAGGGGGATGAGTAACTTGAGGTAGGTTGGCGACGCGTGATCCAAGATGAAAGAGATCTCATCAAGGGTTTGGATTTCGTCGGCTTTAAGATTCTTAAGAAGTTTGTTGGGTACTAATTTCATAGAGATTCCTCTTGGTTAGGAACCCCTGTGCAACCTTTTGGTGCGTTAACTCTTTACTTAAAGTTGCGTTTTTCTTAACTTTCAGTAAAACTAATCTCGTTTCCCGCTAAAGAAACATTCTGAGTTAACGTCACCCTTGGTTGCAGCCAAGGGTTTTGCGTTTCAGGCTAACTTACAAAACCCATAAATGTCCAAAGAAATGCTCGAAGGTATCATAGGATTCGTCGCCCTCATAGCGGGACTGATCGTTGGATATGTTGTGAAAGCGTGGGTTAAAGGCAATATCTAGAAAACGCGCAGAAACGGCCCAAATTTAGAGCCGGCCGCTGTAAATGAGCCAAAGTATGGTACAGCCCCCGATAACGGCTAGAAGGCCTATAAAAGGCACTGTGTCCATTACTTCTTCTTCAGCTTCTTGAGAAGCTCTTTGTCTTCTTTCTTTTCTTTGGTAAACATCTTCATGTCACCTTTGAGGTGCTTTTTGACTTTCGATAAGTCGCATCTTTTTTTCATTGTCCGTCTTCCGATGTTAAATCTATGTCTAAGCCTGTGGCATCTTCAATTAGATCCTCCACAAGCTCCTCTACTGGGTTATCGTGGGTAAAGTGCGAGCACCCAGGGATCAAGATTCCGCTTACCACAATTGATAAAAAGATGAGTGCTCGCATAAATTTCCTATACTCGTTTTAAGTCTTTCATTTCTTTTGGCATGGAAGCGATCATTTCCTCAAGAGAATTGTATTTTTGCAAGTCATCGTTTGCCGCTTGCTTTAGCTCTTTTCTTTTTTGAATTAAGGCTGCTCTCAATGCCTCGTCGCCCACTTCTTCAGCAGCTTCAATTTGTTCTTTAATATCTTCACAACATTTCGCGCACAGAGATTTTAAAGACTTTGCGTGAACCTCTTTGGCTTTTTCTAAATTGACTCGCGCTATGCCATTATCATGGACGGCACCACCCAATTTTTCATCGGAAAGCATACAATCTTCATACCCTGGGTATGATTCATGAAAAAGCCACTGCGCCCGTATGGAGGCTTCTTCTTCTGCTGTGCACTCAACAAGTTTCCCATCAATCATTTTGTGTATCATTACTGTGATATCCCATATAAACTAAATTTGCCTGTTTTGATATTTCCTGATCCACAAAATAACCTTAAAGCATTGGTAGTGGCGGCATTGTGATATCCTGACGTAAGACAACGTTGTGCTGTGGCAGTGGATATTTGAGAAACATATCCAACAATTTTAGGAGCAGACGATCCAGAAGGAATTATATCTTGAATAAAAATCACTCCCGAAGAAGTATCCCCAGCCGTATTCGTCAAATTGCCACTTATGATATATGCTCCAGTTCCGTTTTGATTGGCAAATGTAGTTCCATTGTATGAAACAACTTGAAATCCTGATTGATAATTAGTGGTTAAAAAAGTTGAACCGCCATCGGTTGAAATTCTCATTTGAAAAGTTGTTGTGGCTGAGCCAGAAAGATTATCAAACACAAGTAGAAGATTGTTATATGACGAAATGGATGTTGTAAAATCAATTTGGGCCACGTTTGCTGCATCTTGAGTTTGGATTAGCGTAATACTTGCCCCAACTGCTGAAGCTGTGGCCCACCCTGGCTGTACGCCTGCGCCTGCGCTTGTTAACACTTGCCCAGCCGTACCAACAGCCAAGCTATTAAGTAACCCATTCGCTCCGCCTGTTTGGACGGTATACTGCGTGGGGGAATAATTTGAACTGTTGTTTGTTGGCATACTTTTACCTAGTTATACACGGTTACTTAACCTATTTAAATACAGGAATTCCACCTGATATAATTACTATTGTTTATCTTTTATGCGTATTCTGTAATTATTATAACACCGTTAGCTCCGGCTCCTCCTGTTGCTGATCCCGCAGGTCCAGCACAACTTCCTCCGCCACCACCAGATCCGAAACCAGATCCGGCCGAACCATTAAGACTAGTAGTTGTAACAATGCAGGCTCCAACTCCCCCACTTCCAAGTGGAGAATTTGCTCCTAATCCACCCATAATAGCACCTTGAGCGCCTGTTGCAGTATAACCAGTACTACCAGCAATTAACAAAGTTCCATTTGTTGCCGCACCTCCAGCACCGCCAAATGCCACGCCAAAAGCGGCAGAGTTATCAGATACTCCTCCTAAACCTCCAGCTACCAGAATTTGAGCACCCGCTGTTCCAAAAGTTGTATTTGATCCTGTACTCCCTGTATTTCCAGCTGTTCCGCCAGCACCACCGGAACCTATAGAATAAGCTCGCGAAGTAGCTGCTTCCCAATATTCTGCATAACCACCTGCACCACCGCCTCCTCCAACTCCTTGAGTGGCGACAATACTTGTAGATCCTCCCCCTCCACCTCCACCTGCCAAAGCTCTTACCCAAACAAATAAAGCTCCAGGTGTTGGAGTATAAGTGCCAGATCCAGTAGTAAATATTTGTGTGCTAATTACAGAGGAGCCGACTGAAAGTAATTGCCACCCAGTGTTTGCAGTGTCAGTGGTCTTGTAGTATACGCCCGTCGCTCCAGCACCCGTATCGCTGTAAATAGAGCCAATATCAGCAGCTACGACACCCTCAGGGCTGCCCACGCCGGAATAGTATCCGTGTACATCTGTTTGGTCATCGAAGTTATCCCACTGTCCGGCAGCGGCTCGTATATGTTGCGCTATGGTGTTGTTGACCGATGCGCCGATGGTGCTATTTATACTGTTCGAAGTGCTTGACATGAGACCTCCAGGTCTTTAATTAGCCAGTGACATTTCACGTGGCATCGTTGACATAATGTTATTCCATTTTCCACATCTAATCTAAGTTCAGGATGAGTTTCCCAATTCTTTATGTGGTGAATAATTAAATTTTCTTGGCTTTCACATGTTTTACACATGTGGCCATCTCTTTCCAGGCAAGCCGCTCTCCATTTTTTATATGATACTCTTCCGCGAATTGTTCTTTCACCAGTTATGCCACCTTTCCACAAGTTATTCTCTTCGCCAATATACTTACCTTGTCGGGCTTCGCTGAGTTTTTTTCTATGTTCGTCGGTGAACTTTTTTCCCTTATTCCAATGGCGCGTTCCATCAAACTTTTTACCTTTATTCCAGGGGATTCTCCCTGTGGTTTTATTATTTCCAGGTTTTCCCAACTTTGCTAGAGATAATTTTTTCTTATGCTCTTCGCTAAATTTTTTCCCTTCCCAATGTCTTGAGGGATTAAGTTTTTTCGCTATACTTATCTTTTTTCGCACTTCATCAGTAACTTTTGAGCCTTTTTGCATGACTTTTCCTTTTAGTGTCATGCATCAATAATACCATATCTCTTTATTTACCGCTCTTAATTTGTCTCTTTCTTTGTGTAAAATGATCCATTACTTTCCTATACAACGGAAATATTCCCCATAGAAGCTTCCACTATCCACCCAGTATTTGCCGTATGACACCGCAATGTTACGAAATCTCCTTGAGCAGTAGAAGCTAACGAACCCCCAACACCAACTGTTGTAGTACTGGATACAAACATGATTGATTGGCCAGCAGCTTGGGTAATTGTCCAGGAAGTTCCTCCTCTGAGAGCTACTTTGATCTGATCGCCTTGAGACGATGTTGCTGGAAGAAGCAAGCTCAATGCTCCTGAAGTTACAAAATAGCCTTGGTTCACTACAAGAGTAATATTAGTAGTTTGATTTTGCCATCCAAGTCCACCCCCATTGACTGCAACCGTGAGAGTTCCTGCTCCGCCTGAAATACTTATCCCTGTTCCTGGGGTAATGCTTGCCGGAACCGGATCTGCTCCAGTTGATCCTATCAAGAGTTGCCCGTTGGTCATCACAGACACGCTTTTTATCGCGTTGGAGGCGTCACCCACTATGACACCATGGTTAGTGATCGTGGGGGCCGTAAATGTGCCAATGCCGTTGTAATACGGCACACCTTGGGCTGTTAAGTCGAGAGCGTTTGTTGTTGGCATCATTTACCTATATTTCTTTGAAAATTACACTACAACCCAATTTCCCACTACGCTAACGCATTCCCAACAACTTGTTGCTGCCCTAAAGCGCAAAGTAAGAGAGTCGCCAATTGCTGTACTTGTAGCCGTTCCAGCCACCGCGCTAATTGCTGCAGCCACCCGGATGGTCTGGCCTGCATTGGCTGTTACTACAACCGCTGCCGCTGTATCCGCATAAATTATGAATAAATCTCCCTGGACTGCCGCTACATCAAGTGTGATGGTTGTGGCAGCTGTGGCATAATAACCATTGTTTGTACTCGCTGCAACAACACCAGATACATCAGTAAATATAGGAGAATTTCCTCCAGAAGATTGGACAAAACCGTCTGTGACTGTAAATTGGGTACTGTCAAACGCAGCTGTGCCCCGAATCGCTGTAAGAGTTGTTCCAGCTGTAGTAAATGGTTTCCAAGTTTCAACAGTTACGGTTGTTGCAGGGTCAATAGTTTTATTGGTACTGTTTACAATATCGTTTGCATATCGGTAATTACCTGCTCCTTCAATGTAAAACCCAGCTCCACCACTACCACCCATTCTGTTGCCGTAGCTTACTGCATTTCCAGCTCCTGTAAAGAGTATAGCTGGGCCGTTATTGGCTGAAATTTCACAGTTGTAAGCTATGCAATTGGAAATCGGATCAGCTATTGTAACACCGGATATCACGCCAGAAACACTACAGTTATTTGACATGTTTATGCCTGTTCCTGCGTCCGCGACAATCGCTGTAGTACCAGCAGAGGAAACAACACAATCTATAAGTTGCACAGAAGCATTTAAAGCATCAATGGCAACTACTGGGGAAGTGTAAATAGTCGAAATAGAAATTACTCCTGCTGACCCAGGTGTTCCATCTATATTCAGGCACTTTCCGCCAATAGAATCTAATCTACAGTTCTTTAGAGCAACGTAACTTGATCCACCTGGAAAGCTGGTTATGTCAAAAACATTTGCTAATCCAGAGGAAAACGTTATGAATTGTAAAGCTGTAAAGCCATCATCCGCGTATGTATGATTACCATTTATGGTTACTGTCTGAAAAGGTAATCGACCATCTGCGGCTACTCCGTGTATTTCTACACCAGCTTTTAGAGTCAGATTCTCAGCATAGGTACCACTTCGAACTAAGATTACATCGCCCGATACAGCAGCGTTTATTGCTGACTGAATCGTGTTGTAGTTACACCCGTTTCCTAGAACTGGACCAACAACTAGAGATGATGGGCCAAACTTATTATTTGAATTTGATGGTCCTGGCATGTTTTATCCTTATGCGATTGTCCAGTTTCCTTGAGGTCCACCGATAGCACACCAAGTAGTTATCGATGACATATATACTAAGCGTACTGAGTCGCCCAAAGCTGTTGAAGTAATCGTTCCGCCAGCAGCAGAAGTTGAATTGCCCACTCGAATTATGTCGGTGCCCCCTGCTTGCACTACTACTGTTGCCGCCCCTGTAGCCACAAAGTCACATTCAGTTCCGTTGGCTGGAGTAGTTGGCAAAGTTAGAGTTACTGCTGCGGTCGCGTTATTTCCGGTGAAAGCCCCTACAGCTACGCTTCCTGGTCGGTCGATCCAAGTTAGAAGCCCTGAGCCGGCTACTAACTGCACAAATCCATCAGTTGTTGTAAATTGGGTGCTGTCAAACGCAGCTGTTCCTCGGACTACTCCTGTTCCTGGAGAAACCCCCGATTGGGAATAGGGTTTCCAATCCCCTACTGTAATAACGGCAAGCCCGGGATCTATATTCGTTGCTGATCCCAAATTAACTATATCGCAATAAGTAAGATTTCCTGTTCCTACAACCCAAAATCCAGATGCATCGCTAGTATTAATGAACGAGTTTAAGACAGTTGATGCTCCTCCAGCAGTCATTTCAATAGCGGTGAGGGCTGCCGTAATCGATGTTGAGATCCCAGTATATTGATTAGAAGCTGTATTAAAAAGGACACCATACGAAGCGTTAGATGTAAAAGAGCAATATTCCGCTTGAAGCCGCCCGGTGCTATCTAAAACGACTGCAGAACCAGAAAGCGACGTACAATCGGTATTTTCCAACACAACAATTGTTCGGCTAGCATTATTAATCGCAACACCATCAGAAAGGATGCTGCAATCTTGAAAATTTGCAAATCCGAAAGTTCCTGATGGTACAGATATATCTATGCCTGTTGTACCTGGGTCTGAACATTGAAAGGTACAATTTAAAAAGCTTCCTCTAAAAGGAAAAGCCGCCCCGGTAATTGTTAGAGTTGGGTTTATCGAGCTCGTAAAGGTGAGATTACTAAATGAAAATGCGTTTAGTCCTGACACCGTAAGAGTAACATTTCCATCGATTATGACGGCGCCCCCGGAAATTGCGTTAGTTGCGCAATCCAAAGCTATTCCCCCGTCAGTAATTGATATGTTTTCTGTATAAGCACCAGGTCTTATAAGAATCGTAGTAGGATTAAGCGGACCATACCCATCTGCAACGGCTTGGTTTATGGCCGATTGAATACTAGTAAAATTAACCCCGTTACCTAATCCGTTTGCCGGCATACCAACAACATAACTTGATGGTCCGAATTTATTGTCAGAATTTGTCCATCCCATTTAAATTACCAACCAGTTTCCGATTATTGCGTTTGCTATCCAAGTATCACTTGCCGCTCGGTAAGTAATTTCTACTGCGTCGCCATCTTGCGATGACGTGGCGGTTCCACCAGCAATTGAAGTTTGATTGCTAAATTTTAGAAGTTGCGTACCCGAAGCTTGAATTACTAAAACAAAAGCCCCATCTACTTTAAATTTAATAGAATCTCCTTGAACGGGAGCCACTGGAAGGGTAAGAGTAATGCTTGCTGTAACAAAGTAACCGTTATTCTCTACTACAGGGCCGCTAGCAGCTATGTCAGTCCAAGGAAATAAGGGAGGTGATATTAAACTCACTTCTCCGTTAGTTGCGCTTACAGTGAAATGAACGGGATTATATCTATTGATCCCTACATGGGTTGTGGCTCCATATGGTTTCCAATCACCAAAGACTTGGGTAATTGATCCACCAATATTTGAAGCACTTCCAAAGAAAGAGAGATCCACATAGTCAAGTTGGCCACCAGTTCCATCAATAAAGTTAGTACTAGCTGCGCTTGTATTAATGATCGAATGCCTCATCACTGCTTGGCCGTTTGCAGCTGGGAAAACCACTGTTTCTTCAGTAGAATTCAACATACAATAGTCAAACTCACATTGACCATTTGGAGTGAGACCGTTGAAAATGAAGTTTGCGCCGCTGATTTGGCAATATTGCCCTGAAAAAGAGCCTGAACCTGCCGTTAATTGAAATACGTTTCCTGATGCCGAATTACAGCTACCAAGAGAAAGAGAGGCAGCACAACTTCCAGCACCTATAGATTCAAACGTATGCGTTGCCGCATTGATGTTGCAATTGTCCGTGCTAAATTGAGCCGCTGACGTTCCGTCAGGGTTGAAAACTATCGCTCTGGATGCGGGGTCGGTAAAAGCTTCTAATCCGCAAAACTTGGTGGCAAATATTGCTTGTCCTCCACCAGTTGGAGAAAGAGTAAAGAGATCCCCAGCCAAGCAAGAAAATGTGATGTTTTCGGCGATAACAGCACCAAATCCACCTGCCACTACATAACTATGGTTCCCTTGAATAACAACGTGAGACAAGACCGAAGGCAGTCTGCCATCAACGTCAAATCCTTTTAGATCTACCCCTGCTTGAAGCGTTAAGTTTTCTAAATACGTTCCGGTTTGAATGAAAACTGTGCCCCCACCCGCAGCAGCACAGTCATTTATCGCCGTTTGAACGGAGCTGTAATTACCACCATTGCCCAATACGGGAGCGACAATGAAAGGCCCTGGCCCGAATTTATTATCTGAATTTGCCCAGCCTGGCATTAGGACCCCCTAAGAGCGTTGTACCATTGTAGAAATTGAGCTAAGTTTTTAAACGGCCAATAAATCATATATTACCTATGCGAGTAACCAGTTTCCGCCAGCACCTGGGCAACATTGCCATTGAGCATTAGTAGCCCTATAAATCAGCCTTAAAGCATCTCCGAACTGAGTGCTTGTCGCAGTACCACCAGCACTGGAAATTACGTTCTGAATGCGGATTACTTGAGCGCCTTGTGCTGTTACAACTACGCCGCCACCGATGTTATCGATAATTTCGACGATTTCTCCGTCAACTGCGCCTACTGGGAGTGTATAAGCTGCCGCTGCTGTCGCAAAGTAGCCATTAAAGCTTGATAAAGCGCCACCAGCAGAGTCTTGCCATACAAATCCAGATGCACCAGCAAGTTGGACCCAGCCGTTTGCATCAACGTTGAACTGTGCAGAATTGAAGCTCGCAACACCCTGCTGTGTCGCATTAGTTGCAACTGAGGATGAAGCTCTTTGTACTTCTAGTTGAAGCGAATTTAAGGCAATAGAACGCGATTGTAGGGGTACTACGCCCGCTGCAACAGTTGCACCGCTAATTGATACTGCTCCGGCTGCTGAAGGAAGTACTGGAGATACTCCAGGAGCTGTTGTTGCTTGTACTGGAAAGTTAGCCGCTGAAAGTCCGTTTAGGTTGGATACAAATCCGTTTGCGTCTACTGAGAACTGGGCGTTGTTGAACGATGCAAGACCCGCGTTTGCTGCTGAAGACACCCCGAAATCATCAGCTCTTTGCACTTCGACTCGGAAAGCATTTGCTGCAACTGCGTTAGTTCTTACTGGAATAGCTGCTGCTGCAACTCCAAGGCCAGTAATAGTTACTAGACCACCACCAGTTGGGAGTGTTGGGTTTGTTCCTGGGGCTGTGGCTGCATCGATACCAAAGCTATCAGCTCCTACAGAACCGCCAGCAAGATCAAGGTTAATTGTTCCAGCGCCCGGAGTAATAGTTAGGGTCCCACCTGATGAAGTAAGCGTTCCTACTCGAATATTTGGAGCTGCTGTTGACCCGATTAAGAGTTGACCGTCCGTAGTTACTGCACCAGGGAATTCGCCACCATCAAAGCGGACGTTATCAGCCCACATGACATCATTGTTAAAACCAGCCATTTAAAACCTCTTAAATATTTATGCTTTTGAAGATCGCGCGCCAATTGATTGTAGACCCAGCTACTCCCAATACTCGAATTACCGCGTTGTTTCCGCTTACAATCAGGTTAGCGTCAGCTGCAAATGAGCCGGCTTCTTCATTGTTAATTTTATCAGGTGTACCCACGAGAACAGCTGCTGCTCCAGTTCCTCTTACAGTCCCGAATATTTCGTACCCTAGGCCTTGGTTGAGAGTAACGTTAAATCCGACAATCATAATATCGAAAGTTCTCACGTTTGCTGCACCACCCATTGGGAAAGTAATAATATCGGAGGTCACCGCGCCAATTGTAGTTGTTGTACCTGAAGCAGCTCCAATCTCTTGCAATTGGTTTGCACCGTTAATTTCAAGAGTTACGTTGTCTACTTGGACTTGAGCGTCCATTTGGCCGGCGGCTGAAGAGTTAAATACAATCGCCCCTGCAGCTCCGCCTTGGATATTGAAGTTGTTGGCTAGAAATAGTTGTGCCGCGCCAACGTCACCTGTCAAAGTCAACGCTGGGGAAACTGCCGTAGCTACGAGCTGGTTGCCAACTATCTGAATGGTGACACCATCAACATTGACGCTAAGACCAACTTGACCAGATGCTGGTAAACCAGGTGTTACTGTTATTGCTCCGGCTGCTGACTGATTAATGAGGTCCATATTGCCAAGAACAGGACTTACGCCATTGACTGTTTGAACACCAGCTCCAACGCCCACGCCCATCAAAACCCAGTTTGCTTGACCAGCAACAACGGAAGTAAGAATCCACGCTCTATTTAGAACTTTATCGTCCCAAACTTGGCCAAGTGGATAGCCAGTATCGTTTACTGTCGGATCGCGTTTTGCAATAATTGGTGGGGCATAATATGCCGCTAGTGGTTGTGGTAAGCCCGCTGATAACTGGCCTGGGGGTAGTGTTTTTTGGACCATTGGTTCCTCGTGTGTTTTCCGAGGCTGATAGGTAGACTGCGGCATCCATAGGGACTCAGTCTAGAAGGGCTTTTGCCCACCTGCCGCCGATTCGGTTTTCACTCAATGTATCAAGGAAACAATTTAGTGGATATATTTAAAAAAAGATAAGGACTGTTTCTAAATAAAGCACTCCTATATAGTCATATCAAATTAGCAGGAGATATGACATGTCTTGGCCTCAAGTTCTAACAGTGGTCGGAGCAAATTTAGCCGCTCTTTTGACATTTATGGGTATCTCGATCTCGTTAATCATTCACATGAATCGTCGGATTGACTCGGTTTATGAGAATCCACCTGAGAAGAGAAGAAAGAAGAGAGCAAAATGACATTTGCAATTTTGATCGGTTTAGCTGTGTTTGTTTATGCGAAAGTTACTGCTGATTCTGAATATTTTTAGGATGTTTATATGGTAAATTTTATTGTTACTTTTTTTCTTTTTTTATCTTTAGTCCCAATAATCCGTTTTATTTTTTTTGGATCTAGCTGGGATAAAAACGACCCTGACAAAGATGTTAGTTTAGATGAGTTGGACCTAAAAGATTTACCTTAATCTGCTTTTTCGAATTCAGACCAATCGATGCCTTCGTATTCTTTAGGCATTTCTGTTTTTACGCGATTTTTCAAAATCTGAAGCAATTTTGTCGCTTGTGCGGGGGTATGATTTTTAATTGATGAAAGAATCCTTCCATGAATGTTTTGCCATTTTGGATCGGAAAGTAATTTAGTCGCCACTCTTCGAAAAGCTATCGCCGAGGCTGTTGTTGCAGCTTTACCATAATTTCCAAAAGCAAGGGATGCTAAAAGAGCTGGAGCTTCACCATAGTCAATATACTTTTCTATTTTTGGTATTCCAATCTGCTTTTCAAAACCTTTCAATTTTGACCAAAGAGCATTAGCGCCTTCAAAATCTTTAGCTATTTTTGGATTTGTAGCTTTCAAAGTTTCAAGAATTGGGGATTTTAGGTTGCTCAAAACCTTCCTTCCTCCCTTGATAGCATTCCAGTTCACGGCATTATTTATATCCTGATAAAAATTGATCAATTCTTCAGGTGATGTGCCAAAATTATTAGCTTTCTCAATTGCTGCGTCAATAAATCCAATCGCTGCTTTTTTGTCGGGTGAAGGTTGAAGCGTTTTCTGAAGACCGAATTTTATATCTTGAAACTTATCTATAAGATTTGAAGTATCCTTGCCCGGGATTTTAGGAAACTTAGAGGCAGTTTCTTTTATTCCAGTATAGATGTCGGATAACTTGCCTTCCGTCATATCCAATGTTTTTTTCAATGCTTTTGTTTTTTTTGCAAACTTCCCTAAAACAGAGGTTTTTACGTCGCCTTGTATAAGTGGAGTAAGTTCTTTAGAAGAAAGACCCAAAGATTTGCCCGCTTTGTATAACTTTGACGCTGTTCGTGGATCTATTGCTTTGGTCTTACCTGTTGGCAAAGGCGTTACAAGACTTGTAATTAGGGATAAATTTTCTTCCCATTCTTTTTCTTCAGGAGTCCTTGCTTGGGTTGATGGAGCAAATTTCTCAATACCTTCAGCTATTCTTTTAGAGGTTAAAGGATTTTCCGTGATTTGTTTCAACTCTTCTTCAGACTTTGGTTTTCCACCTGGGACATTTTTTGCTAAAAAATTTAAGCCTGTACCAATTTGAGAAACAATATCTCCCGGCAAGCCTAATACTGTAGATCCAACGACTTTCCCTGTTCTCCCTAAAGTTCTTTTCATCTCAGGGATTTTGCTTTCTTCTGCAACTTTTTTCTCAAATCCCAATTTCGGTAGAGATATAGGCTGTTTTTCAGAAGTCACTTCTTCAAATTGCGACCAGTCAAAAGTTTCTGGTTTTACTTCTTCAAATTGTGACCAATCGAAATTTGAGCTCATTTTACCAATACTCCGCCCGCTTTTTGTGCGGCTAGCGCTTTTTCTTTTGGAATAGTTCTAATGACACCCGAAGGGTCTTTCATGCGAACAAATCCTCCAGACTCTTTGGAAGATACTTCAGATTTTCCCAACAATGCTGATGGATCTAAGTTAAGTTCTTTTGCAAGACCACGCAATTTTCCTTTAATAGTAGCTTCTCTATCATCGGGTTTTGGAAGAAGGGTTTCGGTAATATATTTAAATCTAGAATTTGACAAAGATCCTCTGCTTACCATATCGACCAAGACTGACTCCAAAGCACCGCTTAAAGACTCAAATTCTCCGACAGCTTCAGCTACTTTTGCCCCTTTTTCCCCAGGGATTTTTGCTTTATACTTCGCTCCAAAGCCCAAGTTCCCCTTTTTTAAAAGACTAGACATCTCATTGAAAGCGTTTTGCGCCGTATCCATAACTTCAGCGCGCTCTTTTTCTTTTCCGCGTTCTTTCTGTTGGGCTTGATAAAGAGTAGATAAAGATGCGCCTAAAGCTGGGTTCATCATTGTGACAGCAAGCACTTTTTCTGGTGTCAAATCTAGACCTTTAGGTTCTTGCCCCAAAGCTTGCTGCGTACGAGTTGCGGGTTGACCTTGTGTGGGTATTTCTGCACTTTGCTGTGACGCCTGTTCAGGACTAATCCCAAGAGCAGCCAATAGTTGATTTGTTTGTTGCTGCTTCTGCTTCATCTCAAAATGCTGAGAAAGAGCTTGCGAGATCCCTTGGCCTGCACCGCTCCCTAAAGCTGCACCTAACTGGCTTCCAAAACTTGGGTTTGGTGGTAAAATTTGAATGGCTGGCATAACTCACCTATTTAAATTTTGAAAGTGCATATTGAGAACCTATTGCTCCTACCCCTTGGCCAATTCCTGGGGCCAATCCGGTAAGAAGTTGTTGGCCGAATCCTTGTTGCTTTGGAAAAAACGCTTGCGTCTGTTGACCTAGCAAGCTTTGAATCATTTGCATGATCGGCGAAATAGCCTGAGAACGTTGACCTTCTCTAAGTGCTGCCAAGTTTTCGCTAAGACCTGCACCAGCTTGACCCAATGATTGTTGGAATCCTGACGAACTCAAAGCTCCTTGACCTGCGAATCGTTCAGCAAGAGCTGGAACGGTTTGTTCCCGAAATTGCCGTTCATAAGGCGCGGCAAAAGCTTTTTCAGACTCGCCACCACCTTGGAGCAACTGTTGCAAGTACTCCATAATTTTTGGCTGAATTCCACCAAGCCCTTGAGCAGCTTGACCAAACAATTGTTGTTGCTGCGGATCGAAAGTAGAGACTCGGTTATACCCTTCCATTCCGCCTTGGGAATTGTCTCCGCCAAACCCTTTCGAAAGCATTGGAGCTAGGGATGCGAGAATTGATAAAATTGGGAGAACTGCAGCCATAAAACACCTTTTTCTTTTGACTATAACAGAGTATGAAATATTTTCTACGATCTGTTCAGGAAGTTTTGAGAAATTCGACTACCACATTACCGGTAAATCCAACATATGCGGCAGGTATAGTGATATTAACGTTCGTTTGGTCTACATCAAGATGAATATCGTTATTTGGAATAGGAACGAATAGAGGAGGGGCTGCTTGTCTGAAAATCACACCATTGATGAATGTGAAAACGTAGGTCGTAGGGGAGCCAACAGTAATCCCGTGAGCAATAGAATTTAACCCTAAAACAAGAGCTGGGATCGGAATGACTTTGCGGAAATCGAATCTTTTTACAGATGTATTTCCTGGAGTGTACCACTGTTGCCCATCATTGATTTCGGTAAGATCATAAATAGCGATGTCTCTGGCGTTTGTGTTCCTGGATATATCTGCATAAAGCTTTGTGAATTGAATGAGAAACTGCGAATAGTCTTCACTAAAAGTTTGGTTGATGGGTAAGAAGAAAGCCGGGATTGACGAACTCATACGTTAATCAGCCTTCCGGATTTTGCAAACCAAAGCACCATGCCGTGAAGAACGATGTCTGAAGAAATCACATTATTATCGATCATTTGCTGAGGGCTCATTGTGAGCTGCATTTGAAATAGCTCACTAATATTTGAGAAGTAAATCCTTTTCCAAAGTCTGGCTTGGGCAAACGGAGTCAAATCTGGACCTTGTGAATATGTACTTTCTGGATAGGTGGGGACTACATTGAATGAGCTGTTTACTGGAACGGAATCGTCTTCGTTGATGTATAGATTTACAGTTATTTGGCCAAAGTCTGTCCGATCTAAATAAAGGTCTACATACCCCAAACTCACTTGATTTCCTCCACTTATAAATGGATTGAACCGTTTGGTATAGATACTCATATTATTGACGGGAGTTATCAGCCCATCACCAGTAAACGCACCAGTTGGCGTCGCTGCTATCGTGATAGTATTTGAATCGATCACGGAAAATACGGGGTAAATATTTCCTGTCAATCCTGTCGTCCCAGAAGCCGTTGTAATTTTGATATATTGCACTGCAGCAACATTACTACTTGTTGGATCGTAAGGAAGTAGGTTATGGCTTGGCACTACTAAAGTTGTTAGTGGCGATCCAATCGCCATGCTAGAAATAAATAATGAATCCGAATTAGTCGTCTTCTGCATAAGGATTTCAACAAAACCTTGTTGATTTCCCCCCACAATATTTGCAAATTGTGATTGAGATAGCGCAGATATCCAAGCAAAATTAGCTTCTTGCCATGTTTGATTGGCTTGATTCCAAGCTAAGTCGTTAGCCGACTGAAAGTACCCAAAGCATGTAAAGGAATCATTAAAAAATGAAAAAGATTCGTCAACGTAATTATAAACGAGTAATTTATTAGGGTAGACAAGACCGTCAATCCCTGGATTTTCTGCACCTATGTAAGGAAATGCCCAATACACAAGTTGATTATAATAATCCCTAATTCCTGAAGTCCTTTCTGGCCCATTATTAGCATTCTGAATTTGGAAAATTTCGTCGGGAATTTTTTGATCTATTCTTTGCACATTGACGCTGTCGCAAGCATGTATTCCAAAATTTCCTACAGCGATTGTTGACCGATCAAAAGGAACGACACTAAATGTCGATTCAGAACCAAGTTCGGTGTTTATTTTCTCCCACACAAAGGGAAGGATCTCGTTGCCAGTGTACCTAAAGTTCCAAGTTGACCTTTCAAAATAAACAATGAGGGTGTCTTTAATAAACTCTGCACTTACGATTTGTTCTCCCGTCGGGGCATCAATAAAGCCGCCTTTTCCTGGAATGTCTGAGTTCCATGCATCTATTTGGAATCCCCCTGTAAATCCTGCTGGGGTCGTTGCTGCATAGTAGGGCGTGCCCACTTGGGACCATCTTGCCCTTTGATAATAATTGGTAGACGTACCAAAAGCAGATCCCTCAATCGTGTTAAACACAATTAATCTTCCTTTAAAAGGAAGGATGATCAGACACCCCATCAAAAAATTCGGTAAAGCGGGCGGAACTGGGGTATTAATTTGAGGTAGGAAATTTACCCACCCACTTAAATTTTGATCGTACCAACGAATTCCGTCGCCTCGGCCAGCAACTGTAGTAGTTGGGATATCTTGGAAACCTTTTGTATAATTAGTTGCCCAGAGAGCCTGGAGATAGTTGGTAGTCCAAAACTGTTGGTAGTCAGGTCCGGTCCAATAAACGAGAGTGTTTGTCGTTTTGTGAAAACTGGTATCAATAAATGTTGCACCAGCATTGCTATACCGATACGAAAATACAGTATCAAATGCACCAAGCAGTTCCTCATTAATACTGTTGGTTTCAATTGTAGGCAAACCCATAACCGGAAGACCAGGGCAAAAAGAAATTGGCGTATTTGGTGCTGCTCCAGTAATTGTTAATATCCCGGTCGCCCGATCTAAAGCCCCCGTTCCAGGTCCATTTGTTAGCAAATTTCCTGGAGGGCTGATACTTCCATCATCTTGAAAAAATTGTGTTCCAATTTCAAAATGCGATAAATAAGGCAAAACTGGCAAATTTGGTGCTGCAAAAACAGGGCCGACAAAATTTCCAAAAGCGTCCGTTGTGATAGGCGCTAAAGATGTGCCAGCAATAGGAAAGATTTCTCGGCATAATCTTCCTAACAAATCAAATCCAAGCCTTTTTTTTACTCTCCCCCTCCACATATAGCAATCTTCAAGATCAGGAAAAGCGTCATTTGGGAGCAACCACGGCTCCATGTCTCGCTCTAATCCTACTCTTGCATTTGCTATCAGAAAAGGTTGATAACTCATAGTTGGAATACCATGAAGCTGATTGTTCCAGCAATATTGGATGTAATTATTAGGCTAAAGGAGCCAACAGGAGCTGCAAACGCTATATTTGAGTAAGAAACCGTACGGTTTGTGCCCCCAGCTTCACAGCTGCATAGAATTCCGAAATTACTACTGATAACTGCATTTGAGGCCAAAACAACATTAAAATTTGTGGTCGATGTCTTCGTAACCGAAGTAATATTCAGCCCATTTGTAACGGGAATAACGGTTGGAAAGGGGCCTGCCCCAGTTCCCACAAAAGAGCCCCAAGCGCGTATCATGCTTAAATGTGAAAGTGGGATGGAAGGTGCACCCGCAGTTCCAGTATCACGTTCGTAAAAAAGCTCAGTTTTAGTGTTTGACGTCTTTAAAAAAACCGCACCAGTATTTACTGCTGTTACAGGGTCAGTGGCCAGCGGAGCTTGCAAATGATATTTAGTAAAAGCATTCCCAGAAGTTTCGTTAAACGCCGAATCAATAGATTGGAAATTTTGTAAGATGGGGGCTTGTGATGACGAAATAGTTTGAGGACCTTGCGGTACATTGCTGTTATAAGGGAGGACCATGTATTACCTTTTTTTAGAAACCACTAAATAAATTACCAAAAGGGTATTGCGGAAACTGGGTTTGTTCAGTGTAAATTGTTGCTGTTCTTTCGCTTGTTTGCTGAACGATGGTCCTTCTTTGCACCAAAGTCATGTATTCTTCAAAAATTGGGCGAAACTTTGCATAACCATCTAAATCGCCATTATCTTCGAACACTTTAAGAGAAGCTCCCAATGCCAAGGCTTGCCACCATTCTTGTAACTGCGGCGTCGAAATCCCTGGAATATCGTTTAAAAAAGCTGATGGGTATTTATAGGCTTCAAAAGAGATGGTGTAGGCTTGGTCCGGGATAGGGTAAACCAAGAATTGATCCTGATAAAAGACAACAGATTGAGGCCTAGATGCAACATATGGAATATACTGAACATTTATGGGGTTGCCAACAGGAACGATTGCCGTAAAACCAGTAATTTCCAGGGCTCCCGTCATATAGTTAATCGACCCTCGCGAATTCAAAGGCAAAATGTTTCCATCTGTAGGAGCAAAAAGGTTGCCTTGACCATCGTCAATTAAAGTCAAAGATGGGGCAATACCGGAAATTGGATCAGGTACACCTTGAGCAGAAACTAATACATTCCAATTTAAGAATCGTGCCTGGATATCGTTGGATAATAGTGAAGGAGAGTAGGCTCCAGGAGGATTTGGCTTGAAGCCTGGCAGAATTGGGGTTTGTGTACAAAACTGTCCAACATAAGTTCCTCCTGAACCGTCCGTACCATCGCCCGTGTATATCTGGCTTTGTAAAAAGTTCAGTTCTGGGTTGATTCGGAAAAAGTTTTCTCTAGACTGGGTCATGTATGATTGATAGCCACCGATATAAACAGGGGGCATCGTCGTAAGGTAAATGTCGGTTGGGAAGTCGTATACAGGTACGTTCGCAGTTGTTGTGAACTGAAAATTGACTCGGAGCGATTCTAGGCGCAAATGTTCGGGGAAATCGTACAGATAAAAGGTATTTATATAGTCATCGATATCTGCGTCACTAAGCTGTTGAGGCGAAGGACGACCCGTAATCCTGCGAACTTTGTTTCGGATAGCTAGAAGAGTATTTGGAACCGCTGTTGGCGCAAAAGGCATTAAGGACCCCCTATGGGCGTCAAGTTATTTCTTTCAGCATTTTGCAATGTTCCCGCAATTTCCGCTATAGGAATAACTTGAGGAATCTGAACATTTTGCAAAACTCCACCACCAATGTATAAAGCATACGCGCCAACATCTACATTTATTGTGACAAGAGTCCCAAATTGCACCGTCAAAACATTAAATATGTTCCCATTCAATACGCTCATCGGCTGCAAGATATCTAGGCCACTTACAATTACTCTAGATCCTGGAACGAATTGAGGCGAATCTACGATCACATTAGCAGGGTTTGTGTTTTGAATGGCCGTGATATTCGCTTGGCCAGTCACAAATGGAGTGAAATTAGTTGTATCGATTGGGATGGAAAAAGTGTTTGAAGTTATATCACCAATAAGAAATTGCTGGCCGTTTAAATCTTCCATCCCGAATCCACCATCAAGGTTCAAACGCACATACAACCCTGGAAGATAACCATGCGGATCAGTCGTCGTGACGATTGATGGATACCCATTTGAGATAGATTGTATTTGCCGTCTGATCGGCCTCATGGTGAGACTAGTCAAGTTAACACTCCGCCGAACTCCATCGATTGAAAACCAAATCTTCTTTTGATCTTCTCATGAGAGATAATTGGGAGTCCATTTTTATCCATAATATGAGTATGAACCGGATAGCCACAGCTGTTTAGCTTGCCGCCGATAGCTTCTGCAGTCACATCAATTCCGTTCAAAAAGCGGGCAACATAAAGTGGTACTTCGTATTCTTTGCCATCTGTCATTTGCTTTTCAAATTGATGACCGGGGTATTTTTTCACAGTAATCTTAGCTGACATACCTGGACACTCAAAGAACTGAAATATGCCTTTGACTGTTCGGAGTTCCTCTTTCATGTAGGCTTCAAGCTTTCTTTTGCCAAGGGCTTTTTTGTCTTCAGTCATTACCGGAATATCTCCTGTGGGAGTAACTGATTCGATAACGTTCACTTTTTTGTTCATTTTATCCTCTAAGTTAATGGAGGCCCGCGCGAGCCTCCATATTTTCAATTAAAAGCTTAGGCCAGAATAAGCCAACAACAACATGTTGTCATTCAAAGCACCAGCTACTGCAGAACCAATTCTTACTCCACGAACCGCGAGGTTTCGTGTTGCGTCATCGAGCAAATTGCCCCATGGCTGGAGGATAGAATTAGTCGCAGCTTCACCTACTGGAGTTACTTCTGGGAAGCTTACTCCAGCACCTGCAACGGCCGAAAGAGGCCATGCAAATGCGGTGAAACCTGATGAATCAATGTCCAATGTGATTGTATTGGTCAATCCAGACGCATCTGCTTGCCCGATCGCTACGATCGAACCAAGGAGACCATCAGCTTGAACCATTCCAAATGCTGCTGGAACTACAAGTCTTACTTTTTGGCCAACTGTATATCCATGGTCAACAGACATAGTGACAATCATGTTCACTGCTTGTGACATGGCGACAATTGATCTGCGTCTTGGATAGAAAATTGGGTCATTAGGTATGAGCCTATAGAAACCGTTGTTGCCTGCAACAAACCCAGTGGAATTCAGGTATTTCAATTGGAAACTTACGTTAGGTACAATTGTCCCTACTGTAAATTCCAAACTAGAAATTTGCTGCATGTTGGTTACGTTGATCATACGAACAACGGAAGAACCTGCAACAAGGCCTGCTGTGTTTGCTGTAAGTACTACAGCTGGATTCGCCGCGCTAACAGCGGTAGTTGCGATAGCTGCACCAGGGCTTTGGAGAGAAGTATCTACAAATGAGAAACCGTCTGCCAAGATTTGCGCCTGAACAACCGGAGCCACACCGGTAAAAGTGTAAGCGCTAGCTGCTGGCATGCCTGCTACACCCAATGAATATTGGATGCCTGCTGCTGCTGCAATGTTTGTGAGATTGTACAGTTCTACTTTGACTGCATCCGATGGGATAGAGACAAGCGAAGCTGCGCCAGAAGAAAGGTATCTTCTTTTCAAGATTGGTTGGACTGGATACATGTTAACCTCCTATTACGCTAGTGTGCAGCGCAGGTTGAATACCCACGTGTCGTTTGTAATACGAGGAACTTCAGCAAACTTATAGCCAACCGATGCATTGAGTGCCAATGGGCCATCATAGATTGGTGGACGATAAATAAACTGTGCACTGTAGCCGTCTTGTTCAATCGCAGCAAAAGCCTCGCGGCCCGCAACAAAGATGTTGTAAACGTTTGCGCCAAGCAATGAAGCATTTGGAGTGATCGATCCAATGCTAGATAGCAAGAAGCGTACGTTCGCAACTGTTCCCCATTCTGGGTCAAGAGTTGACTGCTGGTTCGGGTAGTTCCATTTTTGGATGAAGCCGTTGACCGCATCGAGTTGACCGATGAGATCAGTGTGGCCAAGTCCAAAATAGGCGTCCCTCACAGGGGCTGTCAGTTCTGTTACTTGTATGACCTAAACTACAAACATCTAGGCGGAGCAACCTCTTCGGATCGCTCTCTCTGTGTCTCCACAGAGTTCAGACTATCGCATCACCTTTCGGTGTCTCAGGATTTAGTCGTTCAGGCTGAATAAATTCTTTGTATAACTTATCTAGCAAAGGAAATCGAAGATTTGAAAGTTTACATTCACAGTTTCTACATAAATTAAATTTATGAAAAGGATAGTGATGCATATACATTTCGTTTTCTTCTACTTTTCCACATTTAGTGCACTTAGTTAAATTAGATTCCATTCTTGCCCCTTGTTATCCTTCCACTATGCAGCGGTTAGGAACTCCAAGTCAATTACCCAAGATTTTACTTCGGCACACATTTTACCGAATCTGTTTTCCCCTTCGATACCTGTCAAGAAAGAATAAGCGTTGTTTCCTCTTAAAAGGCGAACTACGTTATCGATGTCTTGCCGAGTAATCTCGGTGGGGTTGTCCCCGTTAGTTCCGCCAGTTGAGTTGATGAAAGATGCTGTAGACTGGAGCATGTTTCTCATCAATTCGTCTTCAGTCTGACGTAGTGATACGCCAAGACGTTGAGCGGCTTCGTTTAATACCATTTCTGTTACTTTTATGACCTATTTCTAGGCGGGCTAACCTCTTCGGATCAACCTCTCTACCTTTCGTGTAGAGTTCAGACTGTCGCATCCGCTTACGCGGCCAACACACTCAGTCGTTCACGGTGGACATTAACATTGCTTTCGTTTATTATCGAACCATAATCAACGTATAAGGGAATATGGCTAGAATCGTTCAGTTTACCAAAGATCAAACTCCAACCCAACTTGCATACCTTGCGGGTATTGTTGATGGGGAGGGATGTTTTTACTTTGGAAAAGTCAAACAGGGAAGATATGGAAATGGTACGCAATGGCACTGTAAACTCGCTGTGACAAGCACAGATAAAGCTCTGACAGATTGGTTGAATGATCTTTTTGGAGGAACTAAAGAACAAAGATACCGATATACCAGCAAAAGAGCTTTTGAACGACCCATATACAGATGGGATGCTTCGGGGCTTATGCTGGACTATATTTGTCCAATGATTCTTCCATTTTTGATCATTAAAAAACGCCAATGCGAAACCATGATAGAGATTAGAAAGACATACGCCAACATTGGAAGCAAAAGACTTCCAGAAGAAATCGTTGAAAAACGAAATCAGTTTTTGGTCATTATGCACAATCTTAACTCTAGGTTCCATGATCATCCTTTAAAGCAACATTAACACCTTCCGCCTTGTCACCGCCGTCTTTACGCTGCGGCTTCCAAGTCAATCAGTGTCGGTTTTGAGACCCCATATTTCCTAAGTCGTTTAGGGTCTTGATTTTGCAGCGTGACCTGCTCGTTGAGCAAAATATAAGTCCCGTAGAAATCCATCTGCGCATCAATGTTGATGGCAGTTAGTTGTTGTGGAGGGGGTGTAATCCCGGAATTTCCAAGCGGAACAGTAGCTGTC